TTTTGTCAGATCACGGCGCAGACCCGCGCCGCCTGAAATATATGACCGGACAAACCAGTCCGGGGAAAGAGGAACTTTATGGAGGACACCACCAACACCACCATGGAAACCGAGCAGACCAGCGACAGCTTCATGGAGGGATGGGACGACACCGAGGCCAGCGAGGCGGCAGACCAGCCGGAGGAGCAGACCGAGGGCAACAGTGTGCAGGATGGTGCGGAGAATCCTGCAGCTGACGATACCACCGGCACCCAGACCGAACAGCAGACCACCACTGCGCAGGGCGGCGAGGGCACCAGCACTGACGGGACCCCCCAGCAGGGCGAGGGCGGCGAAACCACGCAGACCCAGCAGCCCCCGGCGGACGCGCCGAAGACATGGACTTTGAACCATCTGGGAGAGACCCGCACCGTTGGCGAGGCGGACATGGTTGTCCTGGCTCAAAAGGGCCTGGATTATGACCGTATCCGCACCAAGTACGACGAGAGCAGACCGGTTATGGACCTGTTCGGTCAGTTTGCGAAGCAGGCTGGCATGACTGTTCCTGACTACGTTGCTTACATCCGCACCCAGGCCAAGAGAGCCACGGGTATGAGCGAGGCCGAGGCCAAGCGCACCGTGGAACTGGAGGACCGGGAGGCCACCGTGGCCGCGAAAGAGGACGCGGAGGCACAGCGCCGCAATGCCGCCAGTCAGGCAGCCAGCGCAGCAGAATGTGGAAGCCCGCCGCAGGGCTGACATTCTGGAGTTTCAGAAAAATTTTCCCGATGCGGCGAAGGACCCAAAATCCATCCCCCAGGAAGTGTGGGCAGAAGTCCGTGGCGGCGCGACGCTCACGGCAGCATACACCAGATATGCACTGGCCCAGGCGAAGGCCGCCCAGCAGGCCGCCGAGCATAAGGCGGAGGCCACGGCCCAGAACCAGAAGAACGCGGCGCGGACCACCGGCAGCATGAAAACCGCCGGGGACAGTGCTGCGGGCAAAGATCCTTTCCTGGACGGATTCGGAGGTTAATCCTCCTCCGGCCCTGTCTGCATCGGTAACGACATGAAAGAGAGGGCTACATCATGGCTATCAATTACACGACCAAGTATGCCAGCAAGATCGCCGAGCGGTTCCATCTGGGTTCCCTGACGGACTCCGCTTGCGGCCACGACTACAACTTTGTTGGCGCCAAGACCATCAAGGTTTACAGCGTGGACACTGTTGCGCTGAACGATTTTGACCGCACCGCCGGTTCCAACCGCTTCGGTGCTGTCGCAAACCTGGGCGATACCGTTCAGGAAATGACCTGCAGCCAGGACAAGGGCTTTACCTTCGCCATTGACGCAGGCGACCAGAGCGATCAGGCCATCGACAAGGCCGCAGGCAAGGCCCTGCGCCGCCAGATCGACGAGGTTATCAACCCCACCATGGACAAGTACCGTCTGGCACAGTGGGCCGCCGGTGCCGGTAACGAGTTTACCCCCAGTGGCGCCGTTACCAAGAACACCATTCTGGGCAACATCATCGACGCCAACGCCATGGCAACGGAAGATCTGGTTCCCACCGAGGGCCGCACCCTGTTCGTCAGTGTGGACTGGTACAAGCTGCTGGTTCAGGCCGATGCCGTTCTGGCTCTGGAGAAGCTGGGCGTCAAGGCCATCAGCAAGGGTTCCGTGGGTATGGTTGACAACTGCATTGTCAAGCCTGTCCCCACCAGCTGGATGCCTGAAGGCGTGGGCGCCATCATCAAGTACAAGGGCTGCACTGTCGATCCCGTGAAGCTGCAGCACTACGATGTGCTGAAGAAGGTTCAGGGCTTCGACGGTCCCGTTGTTCAGGGCCGCGTCTATTATGACGCCTTCGTCCTGGATGCCAAGAAGGACGGCATTGTCGTCTGCAAGACTGTTTAACGCATGAGAGGCCCCCTTCACCGGGGGCCTCTTTCCAAAGATACCAGGAGAGGTGAACGCATGGCACGGCAGAACGTAAAGAACAGCGGCGGAAATATCACCGTGGATCTGGGCAGCTTGAACCCGAAGCAGAAGCTGTTTTGCCAGTCCCGGACACGGTATACCGCATACGGCGGCGCCCGTGGTGGTGGTAAAACCCACGTTCTTCGCGTCAAGGCCTTTGGCGGTGCGCTGACCTATCCCGGCATCCGCATCCTGATCGTCCGAAAAGAGTACCCGGAGTTGGAGCAGAACATCATCCTTCCCATGCGGAAAATGGTTCCGGCGGAGATTGCCACCTACAACGGCACCATGCGCATGATGTTCTTTATCAATGGCTCTGTTATCAAATTCGGACACTACGGTCCCAACGACGACGACGAGTACCAGGGCGTTGAATACGACTGGATTTTCATGGAGGAGGCCACGCAGTTCTCGGAACGGCAGTTCCGTACTCTGGGCGCCTGCCTCCGTGGCGCCACGAAGATCCCGCGCCGGATGTATCTGACCTGTAACCCCGGCAACATCGGACATTTGTGGGTAAAGCGGCTGTTTGTGGACCGCAACTACCGCGACGGAGAGCGGGCAGAGGACTACACCTTTATCCCTGCCACCGTGGACGACAACCCCCAGCTGCTGGAAGCCTCCCCGGAGTATAAGCAGATGCTGGATCTGCTGCCGGAAGATGTGCGCCGCGCATGGCGCTTTGGCGACTGGGATGCTCTGGCTGGCACCTTCTTCCCGGAGTTCCGCCGTGAAACCCATGTGATTCCGCCGTTCCGACGCATCCCGGAGGAATGGAAGAAGTACCGCGTTTTCGACTACGGCCTGGATATGTTCGCGTGTCTGTGGATTGCGCAGGACTTTGAGGGCCGCAGCTATGTATACCGCGAAGTGCAGCAAAGCGGCCTGATCGTATCGGAGGCCGCAAAGCTGGCGTTGGACCTGACGCCGGTGTGGGAGCGCATCGAATTTACGATTGCACCACCGGATATGTGGAACCGGCAGAAAGACAGCGGCAAGAGCATGGCAGAACTTTTTGCTGAAAACGGCCTTGGCCTTCTGAAAGCCAGCAACAACCGGATTCAGGGCTGGATGGCCCTGAAGGAAATGCTCAAACCCATGTTAAGCGACGAGGACCGGCCAGGGCTGTTGGTAACGGGGGACTGTTACGGGCTGATCGACAACCTTCCCGTCATTCAACACGACGAGAAAAACCCCTCGGACTGCGCCACGGAGCCGCACGAGATCACCCATATCTGTGACGCTCTGCGCTACTATGCCGTGACCCGCACCCTGGGAGCGGAACTGCCGGAGCCTATCGACAAATACGATGATGCCCTGGACGACATGACCGACTATGACGAGGCCATGACCGGCGGGGACATGGACGACGACTATTTTGCCTACGGAGGTGAGTAACAGATGGCCCGCATTATGGCAAGCAATTCCATCAATGTGCTGAAAATTAAAGAGTTTTTGGGCCTGAACGAAAACCCCGACGGCGACACCAACATCAAGACGGGCGAACTGTCTGAACTGCGAAACTTCAGGATCACGCGAGACAACCACCTTCAGATCAGACCGGGCACCAAAACCCTGCTGGGGCTGCGGGCGGCATGGGACGCCTGGGCCGCCGAGAACGAGGCAACCACAGAGGACCCGCGGCTTTGCGGCTGCTGGCATGGCAAGGTGGGCGACGCCTACCACACCATTGCCGCCTTTGGCGGGGTGCTGTTTGATGTGGATCTGGAAGGGCTGACCACAAAGGTGATCGGCACCTGCACCGAGGACGACACAACTTTCTTTGGCTTTGAGAGCAATGTATACCTGCTCAACGGCCACGAATACCTGTTCTGGGATGGTGCCGAAGATTCCAGGTTTGCAGAGGTGGAGCCGTATGTGCCCACGGTGCTGACGGCATCCACGCCGCTGGGGCTGGGGACCACACTGGAAAATGTGAACCGGCTGACCAACAAGCGGAAGGCCCAGTACAGTCCCGACGGCACCGCCACCGTCTATTATTTGCCGGAGTCCGAGATCACGGCAGTGGTGGAGGTTGAGGGAACGAGCGCGACCTATACTCTGGACGCAGAAAAGGGAAAAGTCACCTTTGCCAGCGCCCCGGCGGCAGGTGTGAATACCCTGACCATCACCTACACCAAGGGCGACGGAGCCGCCGACGAAGTAAAGAAGATGCGATTCGCGGAACTGTTTAACGGTGCCACGGACACCCGTGTTTTCCTGTATGGTGACGGCAGCAACAAGACCATTTACAGCGGCGTCAACTCCGATACCGGAAAGCCTGACGCCAGCTATTTCCCTGATTTGTACGAGGCTTCCGTGGGCGAGGCCAACACGCCGATTACCGGCATGATCCGCCATTATGCCCGTCTGCTGGTGTTCAAAACTTCCAGCGCGTGGAGTATGCAGTATGAGATCGTGACGCTGGCAACCGGAAGCGTAACGTCCGCTTTCTATGTGACGCCTGTAAACCGGCAGATCGGCAATGCGGCACCCGGACAGGTACAGCTGTTGGAGAATAACCCCCTGACGCTGTTTGAGCGGAGCATTTATCAGTGGCGGGCCACCTCCACCAGCGGCAACATCACATCCGACAACCGGAACGCCAGCCGGGTATCTGATCGGGTTGCGGTCACACTGGACACCTTTGATCTGGCAAAGACAAAGGCCTTTAACCGCCTGGGTGAAAATGAATACTGGTTCCTGTATGGCGGTAAGGCTCTGATCTTGAACTATGCAAGCGACGCATGGTATCAGTACACCAATATGCCCTTTACGGAAATGCTGGAAATCTCCGGCCAGCTTTACGGCTTTACGGCTGACGGGCGGTGCGTCCACATCAGCCGGGAGTACCGCAATGACGACGGGGCGGAGATCGACGCTTACGCGGCAACCGGCTCCATGGACTTTGACAAGGACTGGCTGCTGAAATACTCCCCCATGATCTTTGTGGCCATCCAGCCGGAGAGCGGCGCCCGCGTCACAGTAACGGTGGAAACCAACCGGCGCAGTGATTACCCGGAGAAGATCGTGGCGGCAGGCTTCTCCACCTTTGCCCATGTGAATTTCGCGCACTGGTCTTTCGGGACCAACCGAAAGCCCCAGGTGCGCCGGGTGAAAATGAAGGTGAAAAAGGCCACCTTCTACAAGCTGATTTTCAAGAGCCTGTCGGCATCCGCCACGGCAACGGTGCTGGAAACGGATGTTCAGCTTCGGTATACCGGCAATGTGAAGTGAGGAGAGGGATATGAAACACGAATTGACACCGCAGGCAGTGGCGAAAGAATATGAAGCGGGCCTGTCCTTCAACACTGGTATTGACCTGTACGAGTGTGTCCAGACCAATGAAAATTTCTTCATCGGCAAGCAGTGGGAAGGCGTGAAATCCAACGGCCTGCCCACGCCTGTCTTTAATTTCCTGAAGCGTGTGGTCCTGTTCTCGGTGGCGAATGTGTCCACCGATAACCTGAAGCTACGCGCCAAGCCGCTGCCCAGCAGCGGCAAGCATCCGGTTCACGCGATGGAAGTTCTGGTGGACATCCTGAACGATCAGTTTGCCGCCATCTTTGAGTTCAACAAAATGGGCGCCAATATCCGGGAGTTCTGCCGGAACGCCGCCGTAGACGCGGATGGCTGTATGTATACTTACTGGGACAATGATGTGGAAACCGGCCAGCCCAGCCGCGGCGCCATTCGCACAGAGGTCCTTCAGAATACACAGGTCATGTTCGGCAACCCGAACAGCAGGGATGTGCAGAGTCAGCCCTACATCCTGATCGAGCGGCGCCTTCTGGTGGACGACGCCAAGCGCCGCGCCAAGACCAACGGTGCCAGCGAAGACGACCTGGAGGCTATCGTTGCAGACGACAAGGAGGGCGGCGATCCCCATCTGGACCAGCTGGGCGGTGAAAAGGTCACGGTTATTCTAAAGCTGTGGCGGGACGAGGAAAGCGGCACCATCCACGGCTACGAAACTACCAAGGCGGTCCCCATCCATAAGGAGTGGGATCTCGGCATTAAGCTATATCCCCTGACCTGGATGAACTGGGACTATGTTCAGGACTGCTATCACGGACAGGCTATGATTACGGGCCTGATTCCCAACCAGATTTTCGTCAACAAACTGTTCGCCATGAGTATGATTTCCCTTATGACGCTGGCATATCCGAAGGTGGTCTACGATAAAACGAAGGTCGCCAAGTGGAGCAACCGCGTGGGCGCTGCCATCGCCGTCAACGGCAATGTGGACAATGTTGCGAAGATCATCGACCCGGCATCCATCAGCCCCCAGATCAGTCAGTTTATCGACATCGCCATCAGCTATACGCAGAAGTTCCTGGGTGC